TGGAAATGACATTGGGATTGCAAAAACTAGATACGAAATTATAAAACATGCTGGAAAGAAAAGATTTTCCATGTATGATGACGATTGTAATTTTAAACGTAGGAATGCAAAATACTTTGGTCTTCCATCTGATATGGAAGGTTCAAAAAGAACCATGACTGCAGAAGACTTTGATGATATGTATGAGTGGTTCAATGATTGGATGGACAATGATAATGTGATACAGGCATCAAACAGGTCATCAAACTTACCACCTGAAGGTGTGTTATATAAAGAATTGACAGACTGTTATGGTGTTAACATGTTAGATGGTGAGAAGATACAAACCTTCTTTGATGAAGTGGACTGGACATACGTAAAGGTTGGAGAAGACTCTCTGTATGCATTAGAGTTCCTTACAAGAGGTTTTAAGAACAGAAGAACAGATTTATATGCATGTGAATTTAAGTGGTGGCAAGAAGGTGGTTGTTCCACATTTCGTGATGCAGAATTCCACAATAAAGAACATGAAAAATTATTAAACAAGTTTCCTGAGTTTGTATATCTCAAAGGATATGAAGAACGGGAAGGTGTTGGAAGAATTAAAGAATATAAGTATAGATGGAAAGATGCTTATAAATCTTCTCACACTAGAACACTGGACGAATTTTATGAGTGAGTTATTTGATAGAGGTGCATATCGCATCGTAGAGAATTCAAAACTAGATATGGCAGGTGTAGAATTACTTGAAGAACCATATACAGGATTAGTATACACTTACGGAAAGGTAGAGTTTGTTGATGGAAAACCTGAGTTAAATTTCCAAAGAAATATCGTTAGACCAACAGAAGGTGGAGACATTGATGAACTAAATAAAGATGAAGAACTTAATCAAATCATGGGTGATATTCTTGTTGAACTTATTACCCAACAAATCGAAAAGGAAAATAAAGATAATGAACAGAGAAGTATTGAAGGAACAGATTAAGAGACACGAAGGCGAAGTCTTAGAAATCTACAAAGATTCACTAGGTTATTTAACTTTTGGTGTTGGACACCTAGTTAAAGAAGATGACCCTGAATATGGTCAACCTGAAGGAACCCCAGTTTCACAAGAGAGAGTCGATGAAGTTTATGATATCGACTTTGACAAACACGTAGAAGAATGTATTCATGTATATGAATCAAAAGGTGGAGAAGATTTTTACAGTCTGCCTGAAGACATTCAACACGTATTAATTAACATGACTTTTAATCTAGGTGGAACTAGATTCGGAAAGTTTAATAACATGTGGAAAGGTGTTATTGAAAATGATTGGGAAAAGGTTGCAGTCGAAATGGAAGATTCACGCTGGTTCAAACAAGTAGGTAGAAGGTCAGTAGAATTACAAGAGATTGTCAGAAGTGTCTAAACCAATCAGATGTGTTAAATTAATCGGTGGTGAAGTCGTCATGGGTTTCTTTTCAGAAAATAAACTCGGGACAGAAATCATCATCGAAGAAGCACGTGAATGTATTGTAGACATTATAGAAGGTAGGATGGAAGTTCAACTTGCACCGTGGTTACCTTTTGCAAAAGACCACGTATTCAAGATTAGAAAGAGTTCTGTAATTACAGTCTTTGAAGCAAGACCAAACTTAGAGACTAATTACAAAGTATCAACAGGGAATAGAAAATGAGTAGAGAAAGTTTATTAAAAGCATTACAAAGTCAATATCAAGGTGAAATGGATATCGCAATGGCGAATATCAACGTATATCAAAACAATCCTGCTGGTATCGGTGAACATCCCGACATTGCACAAGCACTTGACACTCAAGTTGAGAAGTATGCAAACGCAAAAGAAAAGTTTGAAGCAGTTCAAGATTTATTAAACAATAGACCACAAAAGACCTTGACAGAATAGACCTACTGTAGTATTATTACAGTATGGATTTTTACACAAACGTCACTCGCACCCGAGACAAAATCCTTGTCCGTGGTTATCAGAATGGGAAACAGAAGAAACTTGCTGTCTCCTACCGACCCAACTTATACATCCCATCAAAGAAAGGAGACACTCCTTATCGTTCACTAGATGGAAGACCACTCGAGATTGTCAATCTCAATTCTATGGGTGGTGCAAAGAAATTCAAAGAGAGATATACAGGTGTAGAAGGATTTGAAATCCATGGATATGACCGATGGGTTTACACTTACATCGCAGACAAATTCCCAGGCGACATTGAGTTCGACCACACTTTACCAAAAGTTGCAACACTTGATATTGAGTGTGAGTGTGAAGATGGATTCCCTGAACCTATGCTTGCAGGCGAAAAAGTCAATGCAATCTGTATCAAACCTTATGGTAAAGATGCACATGTATTTGGTATCGGCCCATGGGAACATGGTAAAACTGATATTGTATATCACAACTGTAAAGATGAGGCAACACTACTTACACAATTTGTAAACTATTGGAGAAAGGAAAACTTTGATATTATTACTGGTTGGAATGTAAACAGTTTTGATATCACATATCTTTGTAATCGTATCGACAGATTGTTTGGTGAGGGTGAACATAAGAAACTTTCACCGTGGAATATGTCAGATGTCAGAGAGTTCACAGCATACGGTTATCAAAAACAAATGATTTACACTCTACATGGTGTAAATGTTCTTGACTATCTTGACTTGTATCGTAAACACACATTCGTCAATCAAGAATCCTATAAACTAGAACACATTGCACAAGTAGAACTAGGAACAGGTAAATTAGATTATTCTGAATATGGTTCATTGCATATGCTTTACAAACAGGACTATGCAAAGTTCTTGGAATATAATGTCAAAGACGTATTACTTGTAGAACAACTCGAAGAGAAACTCGGGTTCATCGAACTAACACAAACCATGGCATATAATGCCAAGTGTAATTATTCTGATGTGTTTGGAATGGTGAAGTATTGGGAAACTATTATCTACAACTTCTTGAAAGACCAAGGTATCCAAACACCACCACCAAGATTAAGAACTGGTAATGACAAAATGAAACCTATTGCTGGTGCATATGTTAAAGAACCACAAGTCGGTGGTCATAATTGGGTTATGTCTTTTGACCTCAACTCTCTATATCCACACTTGATTATGCAGTTCAATATTTCACCTGAGAAAATGATTACTGGACAAAGACAGGATACAAGTGTAAAACGTCTGCTCAATCAAGAGTGTGATTTATCTTATGTCCATCAGTGTAATAATACAGTAACACCTAACGGAGTCATGTTCAAACGTGACAAACAAGGATTCCTTCCTGAACTCATGGAAAAGTTTTACGATGAACGTAGGATGTGGAAGAAGAGAATGATTGAGTATCAGAAGGAAAAGGAAACTTGCACGGATGCAAAACGTAAAAAAGAACTTGATACACTTATCAAACGTTCATACAACAATCAACAAGTCAGAAAGATTGCATTGAACTCTGCTTATGGTGCTCTTGCAAATCAATACTTTGCATTCTTTTCTATTGACCTTGCAGAGGCGATTACACTCAGTGGTCAATATGTGATTCAACATGCAGAGAAAGTTGTAAACGAATATCTAAACAAAGTTTTAAAGACGGATGAAGATTATGTGATTGCAATTGATACTGATTCAGTTTACATTACAATGGACAAACTAGTGTCACAAGTGTTTCCCGAAGACACTCCAAAAAACAAAATTATTGATTTCTTATCCAAAGCAGAAAAACAAATCGAAGATGCTTTGGAGAAAGGATTTGTGAATCTTGCACAATACACGAATGCATTCCAACAGAAAATGGAAATGGGTCGTGAGGTGATTGCAGATAGAGGTATTTGGACTGCAAAGAAAAGATACATTCTAAATGTATATGATAACGAAGGTGTAAGACTCGCAGAACCCAAACTCAAAATGATGGGTATCGAAACTGCAAAGTCTTCTACACCTCAATGGGTCAGAAACAAACTTGAACAGGCATTGAAAGTTGTAATGAACCAAGGTGAAAAAGAACTATGGGAGTTCGTAGAAACTGCAAGAAAAGAATTCAGAAACCTTCCAGTAGAAGAAGTCGCATTTCCTCGTGGATGTAGAAATCTTCCTCAATATGCAGACTCATCTTCAATTTATACTAAAGGAACACCTATTCATGTCAGAGGTTCTCTATTATATAATCATTTCCTCAAGAAAAAAGAACTTGACATGAGATATGAATTAATTAAAAATGGAGAAAAGATACACTTCACTTATCTTACACTGCCTAATCCAATCAATGAGAATGTGATTTCGTTTGAATCAGTATTACCTCGTGAGTTTGACCTACATAGATTTGTAGACTATGATATGCAATTTGACAAGTCGTTTGTTGAACCACTCAAAGTCATCGTAGA